GGCCCCACCTGCCGCTGCCGAAAGAGCACTTGCGGAACCGGCAAGTGTCCCACCGCCAAACGCCGGGGCAAGAACGCCAGCACCAGTGGCAAGGCTCCCGGTAGCAGCAGGTGCCGCAGCGGCCAAACTCGATGCCAACCCGCTCGGCACGGTAAGCCCCGCACCAACCAACGAACTGCCACCTGCGGCTGCACCTGCGGCTGGGGCGGCGGCAGTGGTAATGCCAAGGCTCGCGCCTATAGCACTAGCACCTGCCGCCATGGTACTCCCTACCGCCGACAATGCGCCGGTGATACCCCCTCCCGAAGCCGCTGTCATAAACCCTGAAACCCCCACACTCGCAATGCCTGCGGTAAAGACCACAGCCGCCGCAACGGCGATTGCTTTCCATTTCTTCTTGACAAACTTTACCGCCCCTTTTACCAACTTCTTTACTGCACTCATTTCATGTTCTCCTGCCAGTAATACATCCCGCCTGTACGGGTCATGCCTACCTTTTGATACAAGCGATCAATCCTTCCCGACGGATCGCCTTGGCTCACGCCCATGTCAATCCGCGCCACCTTGCGCGCCTTGCACCACGCCATGAATGCACGCAACAACCCGGCACCACCGGCCTTCGCAACAAACACAAGATCAGTAGCGCACATAGCTGCCGACCAAGGATGCGGCCCAACCTGACCTATCAGTAACCCAACTACGCGGTTTCCCTGTGTGCTGATCCATGTGCGCGAATCCTTGTCCAACATCGCACCCTTGAACGTTCTGCGGGTTATTACAGCATTGTACGGCAACCCGTTGTAATTCGAGTGGCTATACGCAATCTGAGCATACTCCAACATTGCAGGAATGTCGGCCAGTGTTGCTAGCCTTACCGTCATTTTTACTTGCCCTTCTTCTTCTTGCCCTTCTCGTCAATGATTGGAGCTTGATTTGGAACGTCATACTGCGGAATCTGCGGCCCAGATGGCCCTCCACCAACACCAGGGATGCCCTGCCCGCCAGACTGTATCGGCCCTGGCGTCAGGAATACGTCAGGTATCCCGGCAGCCAACGCTCGGTTGGCGTTATTCCATTGCGACGTAAGCGAGCGTTGCGCGTTCTGCGCCGCCGCCTGCTGCTGCGCCGGGGTGAGGTTCGGATTTGAGTAGATGCCGTTTAGCGTCTGCGCTAAAGCCTGCTCTCTGGCGCTTGTCAGATTGAAATAAGAGCCGATTCTGTCAGCCTGCCGATTAAGCTCTTGCTGCCCACCGGAAAACTCTTGCCCCGAAAGCCGCTCGCCAGTCAAAAACCCGCGCTGTAACTCGTTCTGCCCTGCGGTAAAATCTTGGCCTGAAAGCCGCTCGCCGGTCAAAAACCCGCGCTGTAACTCGTTCTGTCCTGCCGTGAACTCTTGACCGCCAAGCCGCTCGCCAGTTTGGAACCCTCTCTGTAGCGCGTTCTCGCCAGACGTAAACTGTTGCCCGCCAAGCCGCTCGCCAGTTAAGAACCCACGTTGTAACTCGTTCTGCCCTGCCGTGAACTCTTGACCGCCAAGCCGCTCGCCAGTCAGGAAGCCGCGCTGAAGTGCATTCTCGCCAGACGTAAACTCCTGCCCTGCAACCCGCTCCGCTGACGTGAACCCACGCCCACGCTCTGAATCATCGAGGTTCGCACGCAACCCCATGCTTTGCCCGAACAGCGCGGCGGCATTCGACTGGTCGGCCAGCGCGTCAGCGTTCTGCGCAGCCATGTTCTCGCTTGCCGTCCGCCCGTAGGTGGCCGCGTCTTGTTGCGCAATCGGCAACCCGGATGCAATTGCTGCACGCTCCGACAACCCGGCGCTGTAGCTCGATGTGCCAAGCCCGCGAGATGCCGCGTCCTCCGCACCGCTCAATCGCGCATTCTGAATGTACTTGCTGTTGCCACTCAGCAAGTTGTTAAGCTGCGTTGCGGACAATTCGTTCGTCCCAACACTGCGCGTGGTGGCGCTCGTGTTGCCTTCAGCCAACCCCTTTCGGTAGTCCATCAGCGCAATGGGGCTTGACGAAGGGAGTGCCGCCATATTGGTTGCCCCACTAGCATTCGCAGGCGCTGCCGGAACCGGACTCGCCTTCTTTTTGTCAGGAACCCGAAACGGCATCTTTTCCATTGTGCCGTATGGGTTGCTTGGCTGAACCGGAGCCGGACTTGCCTTCTTTTTGTCAGGAACCCGAAACGGCATCTTTTCCATTGTGCCGTATGGGTTGCTTGGCTGAACCGGAGCCGGACTTGCCTTCTTTTTGTCAGGCACACGATAAGGTATTTTTTCCATCGGCATAGTCAGTTCCTCGTGTTTCCTCGGCTGTCACCGCGATCATCAATGTAAGCGTCGATATACTGCAAACTGTGCGGCCCATCATCAACGCCGGTATGGGTGATCTTCAAGGTTACATCATACCCTTCTGTCGGGAAATCCACACTCCCACGGAAAGGCAATGGGCGAATAACCGCATCCCTTGATTTATCTCCAATCTTGAACGGCATACTCTTGCCTGGCGATGGATCAAGATAATTGATACCGCGCTCCATCGCCATGTCGGCAAACCGCCAACCAACGCCGGATACGAATAGCCTGTCCATTCTGAACTCTCGGGAGCTTGACGACGCCCTGCCAACGGAACTCGTCGTTGGCAGAACTTGCGGCTGTATTGGGTTTGTCTTTATCCACGCCGGAATACTCTCGCCGTCAAACCATGACCCTACATCAATCTCGAATACTCGGCCTTCCTTGATCCCGCCGAAGAAACTAACAAACAACCGCTCTCTACCAGCCGAATCCAGACCGGATGCAACACCCCTTACCGTCCACGGCGTGTCACTATCATCTTCTGTATCGGATGGCGAAAACATGCGTTGGAACGTGAACTCTGGCGGCTCGTTCATCGTCATCGTCAACACATACCCGTCCCAAAAGAATAGGCGGTATTGATTCTTCCCTCGAACGGCAAGCGACGTGACCGGGCGGATGAACGCCTGCTCAGAGTTTAACGTGGCTTGCAACCGCTCACGTAACCACGGCTCTACATTCCTGCTCAGATAATTGCGCTCAATACCACCAAAACTTTCAGGCGTGTCCGCAACGTACAAGCCGAAACCATCGGCCATCACAACGCGGCCCATGTCCGCCGCCGTGTACTCAATACCGCCGCGCTTTGCCGAGATTACCGACTTGAAGAATGTGTCTGGCGTCAGACCGCGCAGTGCAAAACTACTCTCCTGCCCGACAATAGCTAACGCATCGCCGGATAGCGCCAAAAGATTCGTAAGCCTATCGCCAATCTCAATTGCACCAGCACCGTTCACAGCCATCGTTTCAAGCGGATTGCTAGGCGCAGAGTGAATCACAGCACCGGCAAAGTACCCCAAGAATAGATACTCGCCATGCCTTGCAACATGCCTCGGCATATCATCCCGATCCGGCAATTGCGTCCTAACACGGATGAACCGCACTCCGTCAAACGCAAACGCCGGGCCTGCCCCACACACGCCGTAGATAGACTCGAATTGATCTTGGCCGTAGAAGTTGGTCTTGATCGTTACGTACCGCGCTCGGTTGTTGTCAAGCTCAGACTGCCCAGGCATCCATATAGGCGCATCGCGTGAGGCAACAGTAGCAATCAAACTGCCGCCGCCACCCGAGGCGTCACGTATCTGGTCGCCAACACCAACCAGCCGCAGCTTGTCGATGTTCCGGTCGCCAATAAGCGTCATGAACCCTTCGGCGTTGCTGTCCTGTGTCGCACCATTCAATATCTGAACGTGCGTCAGGTTGAACACCACGTCGCTTGTCCCATTCCATACGTACACCGGCTTGTCTTGCTCGATGTAATCAATGGAAATGCTGATTGAATCAATGCCGCCGCTGGTCGCTTCTGCCGGGTTATCACGCTTTGCAATTACGCGAACACCAAACCCTGCGGCCTTAACCGTCGCGTCGGTGATACTTTGCAGCCCCCATAGGTCATCGGCACCGCCATAGGTTGACGTGATGGCTGTTGTCGGCCACGTCCCGGCCATCGCCTTGTTAGACGATCCGCCAGTAACACCAGCCAGTACCACCGTCTCATCCGCAGCTTTCCCACCAACCGCACTGCGCCGCTTGATCTTGGCTGTTATGCCGAGAATCTTGGCTCCGCTCGGTATCGCTGAAAAGTCGAACCCGCTAACCACGAAATCATCGCCGCTGGCTCCGCTCAGCGCGGCCTCCGTTCCATCATCGGCATTCATCGCAGTCGTTGCGACTGTGTTGATCTTGCCGGAAGTCGGCAACGTGAACGCCGTGGTCTTTGGCACGACACCTTCCATGGAAAGGACTCTGGTGAAATTAGCCAGAGCATCCGTTCCGCCAGAAAAGCGCATTTCACGCCCCAAATCAACCCGCTCCCACCCGCTCGGTGAACTGCGGTAAAGTGCAGCATCTGTGATCTGAGGCAAGAACTCAATGGCCGAAAGGTCTGGCGATGACACCGGCGTGATTGACGCCCCTGATTCCGTGCCAAGCACCGTCCACTTGTAAGGCGGGATGCCTGCGGAAACCGAAAGACCATCGGAATACGGGATTGTCGTGTACCCGTCATCAAGCGATCCGGTAACCGGCAGCGAGGTCAAAACAGCAGCCGTGATCGGCGTTGCGCCAACTCCCGCGCCAGGCGTCGGTGATAGCGTCATCGTCCCCTGATTTTCGCCAGTCACCCGCACGTTCAATATCTGAAACGTCTGGCCGTTCCAAGTTACATACGCGCCTTCATTGGCGTCCGTGTAGTAGCCGCCCTCGAATGCCACGCGCTGAAGGTCACGGATCGCATATAGCCTATCCTTGAGCCAGAACATGCCGATAATGTCGCTACCAGCGCGCCCCGGAACCGTGCCTATGTTCGTGCGCTGTTCCGCCGCCAAAGCCTTCAGCGCCGCGTTAAGCGTCCCCTGATCGCCACGCGGCTCTGATACCACGTCGCGTGCAATCATCATTGTGCCAACCGCAGTGCGCACGTTGGTAAGAACTGACGGCAATGATGGCTCAACAGCCCAATCGCCAAACACGCAATATAGCGCGGTCTGCGACGATGACACCGATACACTCAGTACGTAACCAGACTGCCCGGCAGTGAATGATACTTGGTCGCCAGGCACAAATGACGCACCGTTGGTAACAAACTTCAACCGCCACAGCTTGAACCGGTGAACCGCTGGACGCCCGTCAAACGGTTCAACACCGGCGATCCGGGAGTACCCGTCTACCGTGCTCACCTCATAATTAAGGCAATCGGCAAGCGTCCCCATCTGCGCCTCGGCCTTTGCGGTCATCAGGTCAACGCCACCCTTTAGCTTGACCGGAATCACTTTGAATAGAACTCCTCTGCCGACGTGTACTCAGGCAATTGCTTAACGCCAAGACGGTTCATTTCGCGCCTAAGCTCAGTGCCAGACTTCACGTAGATGTCGTTGCTATTCTCACGCGTGGTGCAGTAATACTTGTTGATCGCCCACCACACGATTGCCATGTGGTGTTCTTTCGGCATGATCGGCTCGTCGGTATCCGTTACCAACACATGCGTTTCTCGGAAATAGTCAAACTCGACGTTGTGCGCCAGCTTTGGCGTTGGGTCGAACGACATGGTGTTGTCCGGGTTTATCGTCCACCGGTACGGACGCCCGTCTGATCGAACCCCACGATCAAACACGCCCATACGCCACTGCTCATATGGGATGAAATAGGCTGGCTGTTGATCCGTCTGCTCCGGGCCAGCAGCAACCAACACGTACCTAGACTGTTGCCCGGCCTCACTGCCAATCACATACGCCAAATCAGCAATCTGCGCTCGGGGGTCATAGTCTCGCACATCAGGCGTAAGCGTGATCTGCCCCTGCTTTCGCATGAACAGCCAATTCGGGTGATACGCCTGAATGTCGGCATAGGCCATGTTCACCCATTCGACAACTTCTCGGTTTCTCCCGAATTGATCTATGACCGTTTCCGGCTCAGCACCAGCAGGCCCGTCGCCAAACCGCAGCAACAGGCCAACCCGCTGCGCGATCTGGAGGAAGTTCACGCCGCCGCAGCCACTTCAACATCGTGGAACGAAAACAAGCGAAGTTTCACGGCCTCAAGCAACCGTTCAATAGGAAGATGAACAGGAACACCAGCAGGTGACCGTTCCGTGCCCTGCACATCGAGAATAGCGGCAACGCTTTGCAACTGCCGCAGTGTCAATTCATCCAACCACTTCGTACCCTTGTTCTGGTACCACTCGTGCAGCGAGCCGCACCGGTCAGCGGTTTCAGGGTCAACACCCAAGTACGTGAACGGAGCCTGCTCAAACTCCCACTCAATCATGATCTCGCCGGTTTTGTCGCCATCATGGCTCCGCATTACCTTGGAAACAGGTCGTGGTACTTGATTATCTACCATCTGCGCGTATGCCCACTCAGGCACTGAGCATACCTCGTTGTACTTTACAAACACCTGCGATGAGCCAAGGAAAAACCCTTCCCCCTTCGCCGCCGTTTGGCCTGTAGGACGGCTCAATCGAACGCGATGCCGACGACCACCCCACTTGCCGGAAAGCGTCAGATTGTACGGAGGCAAAATGTCTTTCGCCGGGCGAGCAAACTCACGCGGCTTCCCCGCAGACGTTACAAATGCCTCGGTAACACCAAGCGCATTCATCAGCTTTGCGCGCAGATGATCGCCCTTGTTCTTCGGGCTGTATTCAATACCAAGGTCGGCACAAAACGCTCTCAGTTCTTCAAGCGTTGACCGAGCAAACCGTTCGTCTTTTGCTGCATCCAGTGACATTGCCATTGTTGGTTCCTCAAAACGTTTACAGCGAGGCGGTGCGGCAATTCAGCCCGCACCGCCACCCATTGTTAAAGCTGCGTCACAACGTACTCGACAAACACGTCGATGGTACCGGCAGCTTCAAGCGAGCCGCCTGCTCTGGTCAGGATCAACTCATCACCACGCACGGCCTTTGCAGCCGCATACAGAACGCCCGGGGCCAATGCGACCTCGGCAGCAGCCTGTAGGCCATTGCTCGCCGCGAGGAACGCTGCCGGAGCGGCGGTGGTACCAAGGTCGAACGTGAAGTCGTTGTTCGTGTCCAAATCAGTGCGCGCCTTGGCACTGAATCGCAGAACCTTCGCGTTCGTCGGCAACGGCGCAATGTGCAGAACATCGCCAGCGGAATTGCCGAAAGTACCATCGTTAGTGAACGTCGAATACAGCGACGTTACTTCATCACTGCGCGAGGCAATCGGGCCTGCATATGCAGGTTTCGTGCCAACATCAGCATTCGGCGCGGTCTTGTAGTGGTTGGTGTAAAAGTCACTCATTTTCGTGTCTCCTTATTAGAGCGGGTTGGCGGTCACGCCAGCTTCGATGCGACGTACCCAATTCTGATTCAGGATCAACGGGCAATCCCACCAGCGGAGCGAGATAAGACGGAGCAAGTTGCCAGGATCGGACTTGTCTGCATCACCAAGGTACTTCATCTGAAACCCGCCCAGGCCGCGATCCTTGCCGCGCAGACTTACCTTGCCAAGCGCGTCTTTGCCGAACACAAGGTAATTGTACACGTCAACATTGGTGCCGCCTACCGACTTCATGCCAGTTGCGCCAACCGCCGCGCCAGCGCCAAGGAACGGCTCAAGCTCAGGCGTCGAAATGAAAAGGAACTCGTCAACCGTGCCAAACACTTGCGGCATCGTGTCGGAATAGCCGCCAATCTGGGCGCGAGGAACGAAGCCGGGAAGGTTGCGAACGTCTGCACGACCGTTGGTGTGGAAGAGAACCGGGAAC